CTCTGCCCACGCGTCCGCTCCCTCTTGCACGAGGACGACCCGTTCGTCAAGGAAAGGCGCGGCGCGTTCGATTCTTTTCACTGGATGCTCCTGGTAATCCACACGACAGTGGCGATTGCCACCGCGATGTAAATGGTACCCGCTGCCGCGGTGCCCCTGCGCTTCGCTTCTGGCAGCGTGGCAGCGACCAGGAAGGCGAGCGTCAAGTGCGCGGCAGCGATCAAGAGCCCGATGAATTCAAAGGTCACCGGCTTTCCTCCCCCAGGCTTCTGCCCAGCGCTTCGTTCGCGCGGTCAACCGCTCCGTTCGGTGTTGGAGCGCTGAACTCCAGCGTTGCGCCCATCGAGTCTTCAAGCACGACGACGTATCCGTCTGTCGTTGCGAGCAGCGCGTCGAGCCTGTAGCCGAGTTGCTCCGCTTTGACTTGGAGTTCGTTGAAGTTCATTCGTTTTCCTCCATCCCATCCGTGATCCGCCTGTAGGCTTCCTCGGGGGTCATCCCCGATGTGTCGAGGATAAGGTCGAGCCCCGCTTTAGTCCAGCCCCTCTCCGTGACGTCGCTGGTCCCCTTGAGTGGCCCTCCGAGTCTCGTGCTCCGTGTCGCTTCGTCCGCGTGCAGTCCGACGATGTAGATCGCCGGGTCAACGGCCCGAAGGTAGGCGACTTCCGCGTCGAGCCTGACGTCATCGATCACGACGCCGTAGCCGTGTCGCTGGATTTCAAAGTAATCCCGGCGCCAAACGCGCAGCCAGAACTTTGGATCAACCGATCGCAGCGCGGCGCCGATGTCCTGCAGGAGTTCCCGCCCTGTGATCACCGTCTGGCCGCTGTAGCGATCGAGCACAATGGTCTCCGTCTTCGTCAGGTCCGGGTACGCCATCCCTGCGATGTGTTTGATCGCGTCAGCGATCCCGTGTTGCTGGTAGCCGCGGTGCTCAACGAAGAGCGCCCCGATTGTGCTCTTCCCGCTTCCCTGTGGTCCCAGGAACGCGACGCTCCTGCTCACGGGAGTTCCGTGAGTTGGGACTGGGGAACGCGCCGGTAGTCTCCGACGTCTTTCCCCTGCTCCCAGGCGTCTTCCGCGGTGAGCCAGCCGATGACTTCAACTTCGCGGTAGTCCGTCGCTGGATCGGGGTAGGCGAGGAAGAGAACCTTTCCCTTCCCGAGGTCCTTCCGCCGAACGACGAGCCCGCCCGATGGCTGCGTGACGTGGCGCACTTCGATGTTCCGTCCGACGTCCGGTTCATCCTTGTGGAGGTGGTGCTCCGAGGCTGGCCAGACTTTCGCGTGCCATTCGCGGTCCGTCGCTTTAGCGACTGCGCATTCCGCGACCGACATCACGAATCCTGCGTCCGCTTCATCCTGGTAGATCTTTTTACTCTGGTCGCTGTAGGCAGGCGTGTCCTTCGTGTGGGCATTCGCTTCCTTGAGTCGCTGTCCGCGCTCTCTGGCCTGTTGCAGTTCAGCGTCTGAAAGTGTGACCCTCATCGCTTCCTCCCCATCAAGATTTCGCCTGCGCTTTGCATCGTTCGCGCTTTAGTAAGATTCTCTCTCTTCTCTCTCTCTGCTCTGCTCTGCTCTACAGCGTCCCCGAACTGTCCCAGCCCCCCGTTCCGTGCTCGCCAGGATTGCGTCCGCTGAGTTGACGTCGGGTCGACTTGCCATCGACTCCAGTTCGAGACGGCGACGACGCCGGCTTGATCCTCCGTTAGCAGGCGCTTGGCAATGAGCGGTGGTACCGCTCTGGCGAGCCTGGTCCCGAGCACCGCGGCCAAGTGGCGGCGCGATTCAAAGGTGCCCCCGTTGCGCATTTGTTTCGCTTCTGAAAGCGTCACGATGAACGCCCAGCGTTGCGTGTCCGTGAGGCTGGCGATGGTTGCGTCTTTGTGGGCATTGGCGTCCCACTTGATCCAGAGTCCCATTTGTTTTCCCCCTCTCTCTTTTTGGCGGGGAGGCGGCGGCACACATTCGCCGCCTCCCCAGGCGTTGATCTAGAACGGCAACTCTTCCAGATTGTCTTCTGGAACCAGGCGCGGCTTTTCCTCGACCGGCTTCTGGGCCGCTACCCAGCCTGCGCTGGGCTTATCCCTGCACCAGGAGCCGTCTGGGGCTTTGTGGCTTGCAGCGAAAAACGGCGCGTAGGGCTTACCGCTTCCTTTGGCGATCCCGCCCGGCTTCAAGGTCCAAGGCGTTCCGTGGCTGCAGGCCCCTTCGTTGAGGTCCGCCACAAATGCCATTGCCGCCCGTGCGAGCCGCTCATCGTCTGAGCCCGTGCTGGAATCCCCTACAGGGGCGATTTGCGGGCTTCTGGCGGGCGCTGGGCGCTGGGGTGGCACTTGGATGCTCCCGTGCCCTTTCTCGGGGCTGTAGAGGCTTCTGCCGACGCCCAGTTGCGCGGCGCAGCGGCGGAGCGCGTCCGATGCTGCGCTCTTGAGCGGTTCATCGTCTTGGGCGCTGTTCGGGTACCCGAAGTCTTCCCTCGTGGTCTCCTGGCCCTCGACTTGAATGGTGAGCGTGCCGTGGACGACGCAGCGCGCCGGGTCCGCGACCCGAACGTTGAACTTCCAGCCCGTGATCCCGAGGGTGTCATCGAGCCGCTGCGCGACCGCCCGTGCGTCCGCGTAGGTGAAGGTCAGCCCTCCGCGCCCTGGGCGCTGCTTGAGGTCCTTCGCGTCAAATGGCGCGGCCAGCGCCGTTGCGATGTTTATAGTCATTCTCCTGTTCCTCCCTTGAACTTGAACACTCGCGCGCCTGCTTTTTCTTGGGTGAGGCGCTTAACCGCTTCCGCGTAAGTCTCGGGCGCGATCGCTCCGATGGTCTCCGCGACTTTCTCCCAGTCCGTTTTGGTGCTGGGCTTATTTTGGCGCCAGGTGGCGATCCAGCCGGTCCCTGCGATCCCCTGCTTTTCCCCGATCGCTTCCTTCAGCGCCACCGCTAGGTTCTGCAGCGTCTGGTCGAGCAGTTTCGACTCGTAGAGGTGCTCCTCGTAAAGCCGTGCGACCCGGTCCAGGCTGGCCGTTGCGACTTCGATGTCTTCGTTGCGTTGCGGGTTCACCGCTGCGAGCGCGTCGCTGTCTTCCCCCTGCGCCGGTGGGGGCGTGCACTCTTTGAGCATCTTCCTGAACTCCAGCGCTTTCTGATAAAGCGTCCCCTGGTAGTCCGTGTCCGCTTTGACGCGCTCAATCCTGAAAACGAGCCCGCCGAGCAAGACGGCGATGTCGACCCAGGGCGCTCCCGTGACGAACATTTGCCATTGCACTTGGGCTTCAACTTCCGGCGGGACCGGGTGAAGGGTCCAGCGGGGGCTCGTGCTCGTTTTGATTTCAACGAGCCCGGTCTCTCCGACGATCGTCCGGTCCAGGCTGGCCATCGCCCAGGGGAACTCTTTGAGTCGGACAATCCCGTTGGAGCGCTTCAACTTCCGCCCGGTCTCCGCTTCGTAGTAATCCGCCACCGCCTGCTCCAGCAGGATGCCGCGGTGCGCCGCTGCTCCGACTGGGGCTGACTCGACGTAGCCGAGTTTCTCCGCCCAGAGGCGGTATGGCGTCTTGTAGGGCGAGTGCCCCGCAATGACCGAGGCGTCCGTGGCCGTGATCCCATCCTTTCGGAGCGCGTGCCACTCCGGGCTCCGCTGCTCCGCTTTTACGAACTCGTACTGCCTGCTCACTTTCCCTCCCCTTCCCGCCAGCGGCGGTCTACTTCTACGATTCTCCTGCCGATCCATTCGGCAACGGGAGCGACCACTCCGTTCCCGCAGCAGCGGTAGCGGTGCGAGTCCAGCCCGACCGGAAGCATTTGATCCTGCTCTTCCTGGTCTTGCGCGCTGTTCAGCAGGACCGCGGGTGCTCCTGCGCTGTGTGCCATTGACTGGGCGTGCCCTTCCGTGACGTTGGCGTTGCTGCCAAATCGGGAAGGGAAGGAAAGCACCGACAAGTTTTCGCTTCCTCCCCCGATGTCCCCTCCCGCCGCTCGCAGGGAGGCGGCTGTTCCGTCATCCACGTACTGGGCAAATGATCCGATTCTCATCCCTTTCGCTTCCACTTCTGGCTGATTGTCCAGCCGTCTGG